CCCTCGGTCATTTGTACCATCACACAGGTCAACAACCTGTAATCCCCACAGGAGCAAGGACAATGCCATTAGACAGCGATGTTTCTAACGCCGACGCACAGTTGCACGTTGAGTTTTACGTCAAGGACGATGGGCCGGGTAAGGGCAAGACCTATTGCCGCATCATGGCCCCGGGCGATAAGACCAACATCATTGACCAGCCAAGCCGCGACGATCACAAGGCGCGGTTTCCGCGTCAGTGGCTGTACTTTCAGACGCAGCAAAGCGACGGCGTGGCGGCAGAGATCGGCACCCCGCTGTCGGCATGGCATAAGGACGCTCCCGAGGAGATTACCCGCGACCAGATACAGGAGTTGGTAATCCTGAAGTTTGTGACGGTCGAGCAGTTGGCTTTGGCGTCGGACGCGCAGTTGCAGCGGATCGGCATGGGCGGCGTTGGGCTGCGTGAGCGGGCAAAAATGTACTTAAACCGCAAAAACCGCGTAGAAGCCACTGCCGAATTGGAAGATACGAAGCGTCAACTGGCCGAATTGCAAGCACAGATGGCGCAGTTGTTGGGCAGCGAACCGGCCAAGCGCCGTGGACGCCCGCCCAAGGAAACCTTAGCGGAGGCATAGCATGGGCAGCACGATGGTTCAACTTGTCCAGCAAGTAACAAACGAACTGGGCATCCCTACTCCGCAGACCGTAGCGGGAAACGCGAGTCAAGACATCATCCAGATTCTTGCGTTGATGAACGCCTGCGGTTACGAGTTGCTCCGTCGTGCTGATTGGCGCGAACTGACCCGCCAGCACACGTTTTACACCGAAGCCATCACGACCACGGGAACGTGGGCCGAGGACGTTGCGGTAATTACGGCTATTCCGACGACCGCAGGGCTGTCTACGCAGTACCAAGTGCAGGGCGTGGGCATCCCCAACGCTACCTACGTCACGGCTGTAACGGGCGCTACGTCGGTCACGTTGAACTACGCCCCGACGTCCTCGGTTGTAAATGGTCAGGTCATATTCCAGAAAGTGAAGTACGACCTGCCTGCCGATTACGTCAGCACGGTTAACCGCACCCATTGGGACAAGAGCAAGCGTTGGGAAATGCTCGGCCCCGAGTCGCCGCAGCAATGGGAATGGCTGCTGTCGGGCTATATCAGCACCGGCCCGCGTATCCGTTGGCGTCTGCTTGGCAAGTATTTCCAGATTTGGCCGGGCATGAATGGCGGCGAGTTGCTCGGGTTTGAGTACCGCAGCGCCGCATGGGCCGAAAGCGCCCTTGCCGTGCCAAAAAACAGTTTTACCGCCGACAACGACACCTGCGTTTACCCCGACCGCGTGATGGTTCTGGGTACAAAACTGAAGTATTTTGAGGCCAAGGGCTTTGATACGACGGCTTTGTACCGCGATTACCTTGCAGAACTTGAAACGGCCATCGCGCAGGATACGGCAGCGGCCAACCTGTCGTTTGCCCCGCGTCCGGGGACGGTGTTGATCGGTTACGACAACATCCCTGACAGCGGTTACGGCACGAGCAGCACGTAATGGCATCGCCCGTTCGCAGACGGTTAGTACAGCGAACCACGGCCAACGTGGCGTCCTTGCCTGCCCCGGTGGGCGGGTGGAACGCACGCGATGCGCTAGCAAACATGGCACCTACGGATGCCGTGTATTTGGAAAATATGTTTCCAAGCGTGTCCAACGTCAATTTGCGCGGTGGATACGTCAAACACGCGGTCGGACTGCCTGCCGAAGTGCAGACGCTGATGACCTACAACGCAGGGTCGGACGTAGAACTGTTTGCCATCAGCGACGGCAAGATTTTCGACGTTACCTCGGCGGGTACGGCAGGGTCGGCGCTGGTCGCCAGCCTTTCCAACTCGCAATGGGAGTACACCAACGTCACCACGGGCGGCGGGCAATACCTGTACCTTGCCAATGGTGTGGACAAGCCCCTGTTGTTCAACGGGACAACATGGACGCCCATTGACGGTGCGTCTACGCCAGCGATCACGGGCGTCACAACGACTAACCTAATCCAGCCGACCTTGTTCAAGAACCGAATGTGGTTTATTGAAAAGGACACCTTAAAAGCATGGTATTTGCCGGTAGCATCGGTTGGCGGTGCGGCAAACGTGCTAGACCTGTCGAGCGTCATGCACTTGGGCGGCAAGTTGCAGGCAATGGCGACTTGGACGATTGACGCGGGCTACGGCGTTGACGACAACCTTGTGTTCATTTCTGACCAAGGCGAGGTGGCCGTATATCGCGGCACCGACCCAACGAGCGCGTCCACATGGTCGCTGATCGGCGTCTGGATCATTGGTGCGCCAATTTCCCGTCGCTGCATGGCGAAGTACGGCGGTGACTTGCTGATTTTGACGTTGGACGGGTTGATACCGTTCGCCTCGGCGCTGCAATCGTCGCGGCTCGACCCTAACATTGCCCTATCGGACAAGATACAAGGCGCATTTGCGGCTGCCGCACGCACGTACAAGGACACGTTCGGCTGGGGGTTGCTCTACAACCCGCTTAACAACGCCCTAATCGTCAATGTGCCTGTATCAACCGGGCAACAGCAGTTTGTGATGAACAACATTACGAAGGCGTGGTGCAACTTTACGGGTTGGAACGCGGCGTGTTGGGCGCTTGTGGACAACGAGCCGTACTTTGGCGGCAATACCTACGTCGCAAAGGCATGGACGACAGGCGATGGCGGGTATGCCGACGATGGCGAACCCGTCCGCACCAAGGCGCTGCAAGCGTTCAACTACTTTGAGACACGCGGCGTTATCAAATACTTCACCCGCGCACGCCCAAGCATCTTCAGCAACGGCCAGCCTAGCGTGGTTATCGGTATCAACACCGATTTCCAGACGGCAGACCAGACCGGCGCGGTGTCATTCTCGCCCACGGTGGCGGGTCTATGGGGCGTCGGGTTGTGGGACGTCGCGCTATGGGGTAGCGATGTGGTCATCACCAATAACCAGTCGGGCGTCACCGGCATTGGCTATTGCGGGGCCATATCGTTCAACAGCAGCAGCGAAAACTTGCAGATTCAATGGGCATCAACTGACGTTGTGTATCAAATCGGATGGGCTGGAATATAGTCAGCGGCCCCCATGTGGGCCATTGGGTCATGTCTCGCACTGACGGGGCGTATAACGCTGACCGTTCAGCCGCCATTGGGCTGGAAAAGGACGGCGAACTGGTCGCCGGTACGGTGTACGAGATGTGGAACGGCAAGTCAGTCGTGTGCCATATCACTTGGGATCAGATTACCCCGGCTTATTTGGCAGCGGTGTACGACTATCCCTATAACGTCGCAAATGTTGATAAGATCATAGGGCCAATCAGCAGCAACCATACCCGGGCGCTCAAATTGGTCACGAAAATGGGGTTTTCAGAGGAAGCGCGGATCAAGAACGCCGCTCCCGATGGAGACATTGTTTTTATGACGCAGACACCAGAACGGTGTCGTTATTTGGAGCCTCGGTATGGGCAAAAGATCACCGGCACCGCCGCCAACACCTGACTACGCCGCGATTGCGCGGCAACAAGGTCAGGAGAACATTGAAGCCGCCAAAACGTCGGCTTATATGTCTAACCCCAACGTCTACACGCCGACAGCGCAGCAGACGGTTACGTGGCAAAAGACTCCGCAATTTAACCAGTCGGAATACGACAAGGCGATGGCCGAATTTCAGGCCAAGTCGTCGGCTGGCGTAGAAGGCATTGCCGAACCGACTAAGGATCAATACACCTCGTATGTTGAGCAGCCGACCGTCCGCCAAGAGTTAGTCGGCCCGGCCAAGGACATTTTTGCCACGCAGCAACAAGCCGAGCAGGCGATGGGCCTCTTGGGGCTGCGCGAAATTGGCGACCTCAACAAGTTTCTTGCCCAAGACTTCCAAGCCCAACTGCCGCAGATTCAGACGGCATTGGCAAACTACGGCCAAGTCGCGCAGACGCCAAACTTAGCCCAATACGGTCAAGCGGGTGGCGTTGCAGCAGGCACGGGCGGAGCGGTCTCGGGTGCGCCCACGCCGACAACCTTGCAAACCGGCTTTACCGCCGACCAGATGCCCGGTGCGTTTACCTCAACAGGGCAGGCAGGGTCGAACGTCAACGCTTTGACGCTGCCAAACGCTTACGACCTATACCAAGGGCAGGCGTATTCCAATATCGGCCCCACGGGCGCTGTAAGCGGCGCACCGAACCTTGCTGGCATGGGTCAGGCAGGGACGGGTGGCGTGCAGGCGGGGGCTGGAGTCCCCGGACAAGTCAACTTTGCCGCGTATGGTCAGGCGGGTGCAAACGTCACCCCGACAAACGTGGCTTACGGCCCGCAAGCGGGTCAGTATGGCATGGCGCAGGGCGGCCCCGGCGCGTACAACCTCGGCCAATTGAACCTTGCCGGTGTTGGCGGTGTGCAAGGCGCTCCCACGGGCGGGCAGTTTGGCACCGCAACGGGTGGCCCAGGTGGCGTGCAATTTGGCGGCCTTGACCTGTCTGGACTCGGTGCAGCGCAGGGTGGCCCGAGCGCAGGTCAATTTGCCGCTGGTATGGGGCCGCAAGGGCTGTCTTTTGGTGGTTTTGACGCCTCGCGGTTTGGCGCGGGCGCTGGCCCGTCCGCTGGATTGTATGGTTTTGCAGGCGCTGGCCCCGGTGGGCTGAACCTCGGCGGGTTTGACGCCAGTCGCGTCGGCGGGTTGGCAAACGCCCCCTCGGGCGACCAGTTTGGTCGCGCCATTGGTGGCCCTGCCGCGCCGTCGCTTGACGCAAACCTTAACCTGTCGGGTGTAGGCGATGTGTCGCGCAACGTGCAGGAAGGTCGGTTTGGGTACGCACGCGGCGACCTTGCCACGCCAGAACTGCAACGTCAGTTAGCCACGCAAGGGTTGGCTGCGATGCCGGTCAACGCTGGCATGAACGCTCAGAGCGCCATCATGTCGCGCCTTGACCCGCAGTTGCAGCGCGAACGGGCGCAATTAGAACAGCGCCTTGTCAACCAAGGCTTGCGACCGGGCGGCGAGGCGTACAACGCCGAGATGGAACTGCAAGCGCAGCGTGAAAACGACTTGCGTACCCAAGCCGCGTTGCAGGGCATTTCGCTTGACGCTTCTATGCGTCAACAAGGGCTGGCCGAGCAACAAACGCTGGCCGACTTTGCCAACCAAGCCGCACAACAACAGTTTGGTTTGGGCGCACAGGGTCTTGGCCTTTACAACGAAGCATTGGCGCAGAATTTCCAACAATCGCTGGCCGCGCAATCCGCGCAGAACATGGCGCAGCAACAAGCGTTTCAGCAGCGTCTGCAAGCCGGTCAGTTTGGACAAGAAGCGCAGATGGCGTCTTTTGGCATGGGTCAGCAGGCCCAGCGGGCGATCAACGAGGCGCAAGGTCAAAACTTCCAACAGGCTCTTGCCGCACAGCAGGCGCAAAATGCAGCACAACAGCAAGGCTTTGCACAACAATTGGCAGGCCAAGAGTTTGGGCAACAAGCCGCTTTGGCTGGATTTGGCACGCAGCAGCAAGCGCAACAAATGGCTAATCAAGCCGCTGCCCAAAACTTTGCACAAGGACAAACCGCACAGCAATTGGCTAACCAAGCCGCCGCGCAAAATTACGCGCAGCAACTTGGAGGCGCTCAATTTGGCCGCGAAAGCGCATTAGCCGGGTTTGAGACGCAAGCCCAATCCCAGCAGATCGCAAACCAAGCCCAAGCGCAAAACTTCCAGCAAGCGTTGCAAGCGGCACAGCAAGGCAACCAAGCCCAGCAGCAAAACTTCTTGCAGCGCGTAGCCGCAGGCGAGTTTGGCCGCGAGGCACAACTGGCGACGTTCCAGACGGGTCAGCAAGCCGCGCAAGCGCAGAATCAAGCCATTGGACAGAACTTCCAGCAAGCCCTTGCTGCCCAGCAGGCTGCAAACGCCGCACAAGCGCAGCAATACGGTCAGGCGGTTGGTGCTGGGGAATTCAACCGCGATGCGTTGCTGGCCCAATTTGGTATGGGTCAACAGGCAGCGCAGGCGTCAAACCAAGCCGTCGCGCAGAACTTTGCCCAAGCCCAAGCCGCTGCACAGATGCAGAACCAAGCGGGCGCACAGCAGTTTGGTCAGCAATTGTCGGCGCAGGAACTAGCGAACCAAGCGGTTGCACAGAACCAAGCCGCCGCAGCCCAGCAGGCACAAGTCAACGCCGCATTGCAGGGTCAGACCTTTGGTCAGCAGACCCAAGCCGCGCAGTTGACGAATCAGGCATTGGCGCAAAACCAACAGACGGCGCTACAACAGCAACAGGCCGCAAACCAAGCCCAACAGCAGCAGTTTGCCCAACAAATGGGGCAAGCCGAGTTTGCCAATCAGGCGCTCGCGCAGAACCAGCAGGCCGCTTTGCAGCGTTACCAAGCCATGTTGTCGGGCCAAGGCCAGCAGTTTGGTCAACAGGTCACGGCGCAAGAGTTGCAGAACCGCGCCCTTGCACAGAACCAGCAGCAAGCACTGGCGGCGTACCAAGCCAACCTTGCCCGTCAAGCGCAGGGCTTCCAGCAGGCTGGGGCGCAAGCAGAATTTGGCAACCAAGCGCAATTGCAGCAATACCAGCAAGCATTGGCCGCGCAAGCCTTTGCAAACCAAGCGCAGCAACAGCGGTTTGGTCAGGCTATGGACATCCAAGGGCTGTACAACGCATCAATCTTGCAAAACCAGCAAGCCGCGTTGCAGCAACAAGCCGCGCAGAACGCCGCACAGCAGCAGATGTACAACCAAGCCGCTGGCGCGGGTACGTTTGCAAACCAAGCCGTACAACAAGCGTTGCAACAGCAACTTGCCATGCGAAATCAGCCGCTCAACGAGATTTCAGCGTTGTTGTCGGGATCGCAAGTGCAAATGCCGCAGTTCCAAGGTTACAGCGGCGTATCGGTCGCCCCGACGCCGTACCTGCAAGCCATGCAAGCGCAAGACGCTGCCGCAATGCAGCGTTACGGCATCCAAGCCAACCAAGCCGCCAGCAATATGTCCGGTTTGTACGGGCTGGCAGGCGCTGGACTGCAAGCAGCAGGAGCAGCAGGCAGTTTTGGGGCGCTATTTTCGGATCGCCGCCTAAAGTCTAACGTCGTGCGTATTGGAACGCACCCGCTGGGTATTGGCGTATACGAATACGACATCTTTGGCGGACGACAACGCGGCGTGATGGCCGACGAAGTAGAAGCCGTGATGCCGGAAGCCGTCAGCACGCATGAAAGCGGTTACAAGATGGTCAACTACGGACTTTTGTGAGGTATCCCATGAACGGACGACGCCCGATGAGTATGCCGATGCAGCCTGATCGTCGCCCACAAGAGTTGGCGCGTATGTTGGCAATGCAGGAACGCAACAGCAGCCTTAACAGCCCGTTTCCGCAACAAGCAATGCGTTCGTCGTCAGCGTATGCAGGCGCAACGCCTAACACGGCTCCCGGTATGCCGCCGCAAGCAATGAACTTTAACGGCCCTCCCGGCCCGCAGCAGTACCAAGGGCCGATCAGCAACCCCGCAATGAGCGCAATGGCTCCGCCGCAGCAAGGCGCACCGCAGATTGGTGGCATGAGGCGGCCAATGGGTGCAGGCGCACGCGGTTATCCGTCCTCCCCCGGCATGACGACGCCGCAGGGAGGAGCCTACCGAGGGGACTTTGATGGAAACTAAAAACAAACGAGGCGGGTTAAAAACCTACCAAGCGTTTACGCCCCCGTCGCCCTACGAAATGGAGCGGCGCAAGGCTGAACAGCAACGCCGGTACGCCGAACTGCTGCAAGAGCAGGCAATGGCGGAGGATGAGCCATATACCTACCAAGGCATCCGTGCAATGCCGTCCCCGGCTGCTGCGCTTGGTAAGTTGCTAAAGGCATACGGCGCAAAGAAAGCAAGCGAAAAAGCAGACGAAACCGAAGCCCGTAAGGCGGGCATGGAGCAACAAGCGTCACAGCAGATCATGGGGCGGTTGTTTGGCGGTGCGCCGATGTCGCAAGCCGACACGACGCCTGATGAAAGCGGGTTGGCCGAAGTGGCCGTGCAGTCGCAGTATCGCCAAGACCCAACTGACGCCATGCGTCTTGCTGCTACGCCACAGGGCGTTGGCGCAATGAAAGGCAACCCCATGTTGGCTGCAATGCTTACAAAATCAATGGAGCAAGAAAAAGCAGCAAAATCGCCGTATGGCAACATTGATCCGTCTAAATTTACGACAAGCAGCCTGCAAGCGTTTGACGCAAGCGCACGCGCTGGAAAGCCGGACTACACGCTGCTTCAACCGCGTGAATACGCCGAACTTACACCGCAACAAGAGTTTGATATTGGGCTTAAAGCGGGTCAATTTGGCATTGAAGGCGGTCGTTACAACTTTGAAACCGGGCAAACAGCGCCATCGTTGCGTTTCCCGTTTCAATCGCAACGTGCCGCCGCACAGCCTGCTGCTGCGCCTCCGCAAGCGGTTGCCGCTCCGGCGGCACAACCGCCCGCCGCTCGTCCCGTCGCGCCAACGTCAGCAACGGCCCCGCAAGCCGCTGCGCCAGCGCGTCGTGAAATGTTGGCTGGCGCATTGGATAAGGTTGAAGAAAAGCCAAAATCAGCCTTTGAAATGGCAACTCCGCAGCAACGATTAAAATTGCAACAAGAATTGCCGCAAGCGCGTACTGCCGCACAAGTTGGGTTGACCAAACTAGACCAGTTGGACGATTACCTTGCAGATTTGGAAAAACACGGCGGTACTGAAAACATTACAGGGTTGTTTGGACAAATTCCGATTGATATTGCCCCTGAATCTCGGTCGGCACGCAAAACATTGGAAAGTTTCCAACAAGGCGCAAGTATTCAGGCCATTAACGAAGCAAGGCAGGCATCTACAACTGGCGGCGCATACGGCAACATGACCGTGCAAGAGTGGCCGCGCTTGGAAGGCGTGTTTGGCGCGGTTGTCGCCGCAAAAGACCCCGAAGCGTTTGACCTTGCTGTTAAAAACGCCCGAGCGCAAATTGATGCGGCGCGGAATCGCTACATTTCGTCGTGGAACGGCGTTTATGGCGATATGCCGATTGGCTACAAGCGGCCAAAATACACGCCGGAAAGCAGTTTGTATCCCCGCGAAAAAGGGAAAGGCAAAACTGGCCGTAGCAGCGTGCGCGATGAAGCCGATGCCATTATTAGGGGGGATTGAAAAATGCCCACCGCAGACGATTACGCAGCATGGATTGTAAAAAACAAAGACAAGCGCGGCACGCCTGAATTTCAAACAGTTGTTCAAGCGTACAACGAGGCTCGGTCTGAAGAAGAATCAGCCGAGCCTGCCGATCAACCATTAGGCACGGCTTTGCAGCGTGGCGCGTCTCGCATTATTCCGCAAGTACAAGAAACAATCCAAGGGCTGCGGCAACTTCCCGGCGTTTTGTCCGAGGCTTATGCGCCCGGCAACATTGCTGAAGGGTTGAAGTTGCTTGCAGAACCAGAAACATACGAGCAAATTGGTAAAGAACGCGAAAACATTTTGCGTGAGCCAATTCGTCGCTATGGCTCTGCTGCGCGTGCAAAAGAAACGATTGCAACCGATCCGCTTGGTGCCGCAATGGATGTTTCGTTGGTTGGCAGCGGCGTTGGCGCTGGTTTGCAGAAAATTCCCAAAGCGGCCAAATACGGCAAAATTCTGGAACGCGGGGCGCAGACGCTTGATCCTTTGTCGGTAGCCAGTCGCGTTGTTACAAAGCCATTTCGTGAAGTTGCTGACATCAACATTGATGTTCCAACCAACGAGCAATTAAGCGCCCGCAAAACCCAAGCCTATGAACGTGCCAGAAACGCTGGCGTTATGTTCACGCCAGATTCGTTTGAGGGCTTTGTAAAGGGTTTGCGTAACAATTTGCGCGATGACGAAGGCAACCTCCC